TTTATCTGAGATAGAAAAGGCTAATGAACGTATAAAGATGCTGGAAGATAAACTTGCCACCATCAAGCAAGCCATTGCAGAGTTGGAAAGCCAAGAGCGTAACTTCTGCTCACGATGCGGTAAACGCACAAAAGATTTGACCCACATTCACACTTGCACGCCACCACAGGATTAACAAATGAGCAAAGCACAACAAGTTTTTGAAGCAATGATGCGAGCCAAAGGCTATACCGACTTCAGCACAACAAAAGGCAGATATAACATTCCTGCCCTGCAAACTCGCTGGAATTACTTTCTATTTGGTTGGTAAATGAGAGGTGTGCAATGAGCTTCAGACAGTCAACAATCAAGTACATCAAAGACATAATCAGGGCAAGAACTATCTATGAGGTAATTGCCAAAGAACTGCAAGAGGCACATCTACGCAAACTAGAGGCAGAAACTGCCGCCGAATATGCTCGTGCCGCTATCCATTACAACGATGCAAGAATTTCCAGACTTCAGAAACGACTTTTAGAGCATACACAAGAAGGTGACTACACATGAGCAAACCAAAAACAGCCTTTGATTGGAAAGGCGAGCCAAGTATTTGGACAACCGACAAGAAACTCAAGCAAATAACAGCGGGTCATATTCTTGGCAAAAATGCAAGAGAACGCAGTGCTTTGACAGAAAAGAAAGAGTTTCTGATCTATTCAAGAGCCAAATTAAAGAATGATTCGTAAGATAAGAACCTTCTATGGCAGAAGGCATGGTCAACATGGGGCTAAACAAACCACTGTTGACATTGGCGTAGCATGGTTATGTGAGAAGTGCGGGGAGGTGATCTTCTTTGAACACCTTATCCCCAAACACTTCTGCAAGCGTCAGATTAAGCCTGTAATCCTTGGAGATACTGGGTCTTCCCTGCCACCTTAACAGCAGTCAATTCCTGCTTCTTGAGGTTATTAGGGTCATACGACACATGAACCCAACCAGAGTCAGGTATGCCTTGGGTGTAGAACTCTAAGATCAACTGGGTATAGTCCAAGTTGTCCATAATCCATTGAGCGAGATCAGCATTGGCAATGCCAGCAATCTCAATATCTGCCGCCATGCCTTTGCAATGGTCTGAAGTCTTAGAGCCACCAACAGCGGCATTGGACTCAGGACTACGATAGGCTGAATTAACAGTCACAGACTTACCAAAATGCTCACGAACAGGTTGAAGTACCTTCTCGCATAGAGTCTTCAAGTTCTCTAAAGCCTCATCATCAGGGGTATTGTCTAATCCCAAGCGTGTAGCTGTATCAGATTTTGTCAGTTCTTTGAGTGTGAAGTTAGCAGACAGGTTCATGGTTTTCCTTTCAAGGTTTGGTAGGCTTCGTTGTAGAGGTCGATACAGGTGTTGAGTTTTCTGATTGCGGCATCTCCTTCGTCTGTGATGGCGACAAGAGATTTAGCAGTTTGTCCGTCAAGTTCGGCTGATGTCTCTCCAGCACTACTTCCAGAGGCAACGGGGGTATCTGTGGGGGTGTGTACGGGGCAGACGGGGGCTTTGACAGGAAGCCGCAACTTGAGAGCGCCAGAGTCAATGTCAGCATTGCGCTTTTGTTGAGCAAGTTTCGCATCTTGATTTGCTTTCTGAAGTTTAGTAGATTGAGTCTGAACAGCGGCTATAAGGGCTTTTTCCTTCTCCCTAGCTTGAGCATTCAGGGCGGCAATCTCAAGTTGCTGACGAGTCACCTCATCATTCGACCCCTTGAGATAACCACCACCGAAAGAACCAACTACCGCCATCAGGATGCCTAGAAGCACCCAAGGATTAAACAGACTCATGGTGCGGGTGGGTCATTGTCAGTTGCTTCAGCCTTGGCGCTGGCATTAGCGATCGCCTTAACACCAGAACGACCAGCAACACCACCAAGTACACCAGTGATAAACACCATGATGGTGCTGATCTGTTGTGTGTAAACCTTGTCGATCGCCGCCATACTGCCGTTCATTGGCTGTGTGACAAAAGAAACTGAGTACAGGAACATACCCATAGAAGCCAACAGAATGGTCACCAAGACCACGATAACGAATGCCCAAACCCTGACTTCAATCTCGTCAGCAGTCAGGCGATTATTAGGTTTGTATCCAATGGTAGGCATCACTTTTTCTCCTTTTCGGGGGTTACTAGAAACTCAGGGCAAGTACCAGCGGCGGTACAAATGGGAGGCTTGCATTCAGCATTTTGCCAATTCAATGGGTCTTGGCAAGGGTAGCGGTAGCGGTCTTCACAACCTGTCAGCAAAACCAACATGATTGACAAGCCCCAAATACAGTAAATGTTCATTTCTGCTTCTCTCTTTCTTTCTGTTCAATTTGTCTTCTCAGTTTCTCAACCTTCTCTACCTGTTGGTTAACCTGATGCTTTGCCTCTAACGTGTCCAGCAGAATTATGCCCATGATAGGCAACAGCAATATTACTAGAACACAACAGGCAATCCATCCCACTACGCTCTCCCAATCTTGCTTATGAACGCTATCAGAAGCCACAAATATAGGAGGCAGAGGATAGTCACCATTAGATACGCTTGTTTTTCGGCTAGAAGACGCTCCTTTTGCTTTCGTTGCCATATTTCTGCATCCCGATTCTTCCTTGCTTTTTCTTGCTCTGCCGCAATCACATCTCTCATGGCAAAAACTTCTGAATACAAAGCACCCATATCTTTAGAGCCGTATACCATCACCTCACGAATTTGAACTACCATCCGTTCCATTTCTTGTGCTGCAAGAACCCTGTTAAGCGATTCTTCCATCAGGTTTACATCATCAGCAAATACAACTGTTCTGGCTTTAAGTTCTTCCTGTTCTATATGCTGCTGTAGCTGTGCCTGTAATTTGAAGAATGCACTTAAATCCTTTACGATTTTTGCTTTGACTTCAGTTTCATCAACATTGACATACTCAGACTTTTTAGCTTGAGCCACAGACTTTGTAGCTTGAGGCTTGGGACTACCGCCAAATAATTTACGCAATGAACCCCAAAATCCTTTAACTTCTTTGCCAATGGCAGCAACATCGTCAACAGTTTTTTTGATTGAGACAAACTGCTCACGAGCCGATTGGTACAGCTCGACAGAAGATTGAATGCTCTTAACCAGCGATCCCGCAAGTAGGCAGATAGAGATTGGGTCAATTTCAGTCTCCTATTGGGTTAAGAAGTTCTGTAACCCTGTTGTTGCAGGAGCAGTCAACAAGCCGCCAGATGTTCTAGCAACACGATTGCCAATGGTTTGCAATCTTTGTTGAAGTATTGCCATACCACTTTGGTCACGCAAAGCATTTGAAACTAAAGCAGGGTCTTCAGATACCAATATTCTAGCCACTTGTTGCTTTTGTTCTGGACTCAAATTAGGTGCATTCTTTTGCACAATCTTTGATGCAACTCGCAAAGTTGTAAAAGCATCACCTGAGAATACTGACGCAACTTCTTCAGGAGAAATCTTCATCCCGATATTCTTGGATTCCATTAAAGTCTCAGCAGTTGCAGAGCCACCCAAAACCTTACTAGCCGCCTTTTGTGATTGTGAAGCAACTTTAGCCAATTTCAGGATGTCATCTACTTTGTCTTGAGGGTAGATGATTCGCAGAATTTGACCTTCTTTTGCCTCAACACTTTCCAAGTTAGACATCATGGATGTTCTACCACCCATACTCATCTTGTTGCGTAACTGAGCCATGATGCCAGCACGATAAGCTGAAACAGCTTCAGGGTTCTTGGTTAAAAGTTCTTCAAACTCAATTTGCACTTGATCTGGACTCTTGCCAAATGCAATTTTCCCATTATTAAATGCTTGATTTGCTACCTTGTCACTTGCCGCTGTTGCTCTTGCCTCGCCAACAGCAGGAGCAGACTTATCAATCAGTGCTCTCAATTGAGCTTCATAAGGTTGGAGTTCTTTGGCGATGTCACCCTCACCACTTTGATATTTTCTGTTGATGTCTGCTTTCAATCCCCGTCTTGCAATCTCCATATCTCTGATGGTTGGCGGTCTGATGAATGTGACCTCTCCATCTGCACTTAACGTAAAAAATGGCTTTTGCTTCAACTGTGCTTGAGATAATTTATTGATTAACTCGTAAGCACTCGGTGACCGCTGCATAGCATCTGTCAAAGAGTTCAGCATGTCCTCAGTGATGACACCACCCTCGTCATACGCTTTGTTGTACAGAGCATTTCTGGCTGTTACTCTTTCAGCCTCATCTTGTGCAA